AGGGCTGTACCAACCCGGCCCCGGAGTGGATCGGCAACAACGGCGTGCTGGTGGCGCGGTACTGGTATATCGAGATCGAAACCAAAACACTGGTGGCGATCCAGTGGCCCGATGGCAAGGTCACGAACGAATATCTCGAGGACATGCCCGCGGAACTGCCGCCGGGCATACAGTTCGCGGTCGATGAAAATGGCGACCGCATCGAACGCGAAGACCAGATCCGGCACGTGAAAATGTGTCGGCTGAACGGCGTCGAAGTCCTCGATAAAACCGACTGGAAAGGCCAGTGGATCCCGATCCTCGCAGTGCTCGGCGAGGAGATGTACATCGAGAACAAGCGGTATCTGTTCTCGCTGATCCGGTTCGCGCGCGACCCGCAGAAGCTGTACAACTTCTACCGCTCGAGTGAAGCCGAGACGGTGATGTTGGGAACGAAGGCGCCTTGGGTGGGTGTCAAAGGCGCGTTTAAGGATCCCCGCTGGGCGACGGCCAACACCGTGCCGTGGGCCTACCTCGAGTACGAGCCTCTCGATATCGCGGGCAATCCGGTCCCGATGCCGCAGCGCAATCTGGCAGAGCCGCCGATCCAGGCGCTCTCCATCGGCGCCGCGCAGGCCTCTGACGATATCAAGGCGACCACGAACGTCTACGACGCCAGCCTCGGCAGCCAGTCGAACGAGGTTTCCGGCATCGCCATCCAGCGGCGCCAGGGACAGATGGAACTGTCGAACTTCCACTTCGTCGATAACCTGAACCGCGCCATCCTGCAGTGCGGCGTCATCCTCTGCGACCTGATTCCGAAAATCTACGACACCCCGCGCCAGGTGCGGATTCTCGGCGAGGACATGCAGGAGGAGATCGTCACCGTCAACCAGCAGTTTGCGGGCGACTACGGCGAGGAGAAGTGCTTCGACCTGACCAACGGCAAGTACGATGTCAGGCTGAAAATCGGGCCGTCGTTCAAAACCCAACAGCAGGAAACGGCGAGTCAGGTCACCGAACTGTCGCGCAACTTCCCCCAACTGATGCAGGTTGCCGGCGATATCGTCTTCGACAATTTAAACTTTGCGGGCGCCGAGAAGATCGCAGAACGCCTGCGGCGCGCGATGCCCCCGAACCTGACCGAGGACGCGGACAAGAAACCGCAGCAGCTGCTGGCGCAGCAGAACGCGCAGCAGGCGCAGCAGATCGAGCAGTTGACCCAGGCACTCACCCAACTCTCGGACGACGTTCGCGCCAAGCGGATCGAGGCGGAATCGCAGCAGCAGATCGAGCAGATGAAAATCGAGAGCAACGAACGCCAAGCCACACTTAGGGCGCGGGTCGATCTGATCAAACTCGAGAGTTCACTGACCTCGACTGAGGACATCGCGATTTTGCGCCAGCAAGTAGTGATGCTCCAAGCGCAGCTTGCGGCTATGGCGTCCGGTGCGGCCGCCGAGGCCTCCGAGCCATCCGAGCCAGGCGAAGCGTTGGCCGGCGCCGGGATGCCGCCGCCTGGGCCGCCCGCGGCGCCGCAGCAGGCTGGAATATGAAAAGTGCTTCAGATGGGTCCGTTCGCCATGCCCCAGACACCGTACCCCTTGATCTCAATAATGTGGGTATCCCAACCAATACGGGCGTCAGGGACGTATGGCGACACGCTGATCTGCTCCGGATCGATGACCTTGCCGAGGGGCGCCAAGCTCGCACGGATGATCTCAACTAGGTGCTCGCGATCGCGAACCGGCTGCACGGTAGCCATGCTCTCGATGAGTCCGCCGCGATGTTCGCGGATCAGCCGATCCATGACGCAATTCTAGAACGATTTATGCCAGACGAAGTAATCGAGCAAGGGACGGAAAACGTCGCTAGCGAGGCCCCGACAGATTTTCGGGAGTTTGCGAAGTGGCGCGAAACCGGTGAATTGCCCGAACCAAAAACACCAGCTACACCCGCGGCCGCGGAAGACAAACCGCCGGCCAAAACTGAACCGGACTCGGAAACGGAAGACCATCAGGAAGCAGGGGAACAGGAAGACGACGAACCGCAGGACGAAGCAGCGCCGGCCGGCAAAGGCAAAGGCGGATCACGCCAGCGTCGTATTGAACGGCTGACCAGGGAAAACGAGGAGTTGAAGCGGTTGATCGCCGGTCGCGAACCGGTGACGCCACCGCACGATAAGCCCTCGGAACCCGCGCAGCCCGCCGCTGCCGGCAAGCCGAAACTCGAAAACTTCAAAACGCTGGAAGAGTATCAGGAAGCTCTGACGGACTGGAAACTCGATGAGCGCGAGCGCACCCGCAAAGAAGCGGACGCGCGAACGGCTCAAGAGGAAGCAGCCCGCACAGAGCAGGAGCGGTGGACGGCGAAGGAAAAGGCCGCACGCAAGGCGCACGACGACTACGACGACCTGATCGACACGGTGGTGATCCCGGCAGGGCCGGGAGTCCTGGCCGCCCGTCAGGCCATGCTCGAAGACGAACACGGCGCCGAACTCCTGTACCACCTGGCGAAGCACCCGAAGGAACTCGAGCGCATCGCTGCGCTGCCACCAGCCAGCGCAGTGCTGGCGATCGGCAAACTGTCTGCGAAGTTCGACACCCCTGCCACTGAAACCAATGGGAAGCCACGCATAACGGGCGCACCCAAACCGCCGCCGCCGTCTGGAAGGCCTTCCAAGGCCACTCCGGACTCGATTGACGATCCGGAAGTCATCAAGGATTTTCCGCGGTGGGAGCGGTTACGGAAGGCGCAATTAGGGAGATAAACAGTGCCCAATACCCTTCTGACCTGGAGCATGATCACAAACGAACTCCTGCTCAGGTTCAAAAACAACCTCGGATTCGCCGGCGCTCTCGAGCACACCTGGGACGATAAATTCGCCGTAACCGGCGCGAAGATCGGCGACACGCTGCGCCTGCGCGAGCCGGTCCTATTCAACGCAGGGACGAATCCGGACATCACCGCGGCCATCCAGGACGTGATCGAAACCCAGAAAACCCTGACGCTGAATACGCAGGCCGTGGTGGCGTTCCAGTTCTCCTCGAGCGAGCTGGCGTTGTCGATCGATTCGTTCAGTGACCGCTACCTCAAGAGCGCGGCCGTCTCGCTCGCCAATAAAATCGACGTCGACGGACTCACGATGGCGTATCAGGCTACCGCCAATACCGTGGGCACGCCCGGCACTCCGATCACCGCATTGGACCCGTTCTGGTCCGCGGGCGCCACTCTCGATGAGAACTCCGCGCCGATGGACGGGGAACGCTATATGGTCATTTCCCCGCGGCAGCAGGAAGGCGTTCTTAAGGCCGCGCAAGGGCTGTTCCAGTCTTCGACGCAGATCAAGCAGCAGTACGAGCGGGGCCGCATGGGAACAATGGGCGGCTTCGAGTGGATCATGGACCAGAACGTCCGCACCCACACCGTAGGCCCGCTCGGCGGCGCCCCGCAGGTTGGCGCGGCCCTCCAGACCGGATCCACGCTGGCAGTCACCGGCTTTACCGCGGCGGCCGCGGCCCGGCTGAAGAAGGGCGACACGTTCACGCTGCCGACCGTATTTGCGGTCAACCGGGTTTCGGGCGACACTCTGGCGGCACTGCAGAAGTTCACGGTGACCGCGGACGTCTCGTCCATCGCTGACGGATCGGCAGTGATCCCGATCTCTCCATCCATCGTCGTCACGGGCGCGGGCAAGACCGTCTCCAACTCGCCGGCCGCCGGCGCGCCGCTGACCATCACCAGCGGCACGGCGGGTTCGCTTTCGCCGCAAGGCATCGGCTTCCACAAATCGGCGTTTGTCATCGGCATGGCGCCGCTTCCGGTGCCGCTCGGTGAGCACTACGCAGCGAACCAGCAGGATCCGGACACCGGCTGCAGCGTCCGGGCCGTAAGCCAGTACGACATCAAAACCGACAAGTTCATCACCCGGTGCGACGTATTGTACGGCTTCGCAGCGCAACGTCCTGAGTGGGCCGTTCGCATCGCCAGCTAACCAGGAGCAGTCACGCTATGGAGCCATCCAAAGACTACCCGCGCATGATGTTCCACCGGACCAAAGAGCCGGTGATCGTGAAGTCGCAGGAGGAAGAAAACGGCTTAGGTCCGGAGTGGTCGCGCATTATCTGGCAGGCGTCTGCCATCGCCGCGCCAGAGCCTGCGGCCACTCCTGAACCCCCGGAACCGCCGCAGGCCGGCTACGCCGAAGCGGTTCCGGAACCTGGCGGCCCTGCCGGCCAGGTGACGGCGCTACGGCATGCCGTGGCAGCCCGCAAGGAGACTGCGCCGGCCGCCAAGCCAATCCGGCCGGCGCGTGTCCTGCCCAAACCGCCGGCCAAACCTGCAACGAGGAGATCCAAAAAATGATGCCCGAAACCGAACGCGACGTGAAAGAGTGGCTGGCCGCCAATCCTACGGAAGCCTCGCCCGATGCGTACCCCAAGCTGATGTACAACGTCAACCTGCCGCCGCTGATTGTCCGGGACGCAGACAACGAGAACGCACTGGGCGAGGCCTGGCGGCAGTTGAATGTGGGCGTAATCCCGGAAGTGGCGCCGGTCACCATCGATCCCGAAACCGCGAACGTGCCGGCCGCGGGCGGGTCCGGTACGTTCCACGTCACGATCACCGGCATCGGACTCGAGAACACGTGGACCGCGGAAAAAGATTCTGCCGCGGACTGGCTCACGTTCAGCCCCGACATGCCGCAGCCGGCGGATGGTGACGTGACTTATACCGCGGCGCCCAATCTCGGCGCCGAGCGCAGCGCCGCCATCTACGTTAACGGGAAAACCTTCGCAATTACGCAGGCTTCCGTCTTATAGGTGCGGAGGTGCGTGCGGAGTGGCGGCACTGCCGCCATTCCGCCCGCTCATAGGCGAAAAAACCACAAGGAGTAGACAACAATGGCTTATCAAACACCACCGGTGGGCACGATTCTGCCGGCCAAGCAAAATACGAGCGTACCGAACCCCGGCCCTGTCCACGGCACCGGTTCCGGCACCGACGAATGGCTCCAGGCGCAGGCGCAGGACACCGCATACGATAAAAACCTTGTCCTGCTCGAGGAATGGCATGCCGCGCAAAAGGATTCTCCCTCGCATGCGCAGCGCCTGGGCGCCGATTTTAGCTGGGCCGTCGTTGTCATCGAGGCCGAAGCGGGCGGGGTGACGTTCGATTTGCAGAAGCGCGGGCCGGCCGTAAGCACGCTGGAGAGCTAATCCGATGCCAACCGCGGGCGAGTTGATCCACTCTTCGATGCGTTTGATCGGCGCGATCGCGGCCGGCGAGACGCTCGAGACGGCCGAGCTTGCCGACTCCCTGGTCACGCTCAACCAGA